CCAGACGCACTATCTACAAGCTGAGACACAGTACCAGAAGGTTTGACACACGTGATTGCGGCAGACTGTTGAATGCCCATATCAAATGCAATCTCTGTGTTAGTGTCAATGGCTACTTGTTTTAGTTCTATCAGCCATCTATTTGTTTTTGCTAGACCCTCTGATCCATTAAGAATGTTGTGGTCCATAATACCTGTTAGACTTACACCCAACAAACGCTCTTCTTGTGTGTTAGTTTTCCAGATAGAACGTAGATACTTAAAGTCCGTCATACAAGACTGAAACGTACCTAAGATTGTGGCATGTCTCACTTTTTCTTTGAGTGTCTCTAGTGTGTCTGTAGAACGAACAACTACCTCAGATAAATTACAGAATTGATATGGCCGTAGAATAATCTCTGAGCAGGGGTTAGTACCCCACTCAATAGGCTTATTGTTTTTAGTCTCTAGCTTTCTGCGACCATTCTTAGCAGCCTGTTTGTGTGCTGCCTGTCTGTTGAAGATGCCCCGCTCGCCTGACTTACTCTCATACAGTGAGTGCCACTCAGAAAAGAATACCTCCATCGTAGGCTTTGTCTTGTATGACACAGAGTTGTTAGCTAATGCACGTTGTGCTTCATTGTTCCACCACTCACCTGACTTAGCCTTACGCATAGATGCGTCACCAAGATTAGACAGAGAGATCAGTGCGCTTCTACGTACACCACCTACAACTACAATCTCACCAATCTTACACATGATGTCATGTGCCTCAACGGAGAATAGTCTGCGTCCTGCTGCACCTTTGAACTTCTCAATGCAGAAGTTGAATAGGTCTTCGAGAGGTTCAGGACCAGATGCCCTACCACCAAACGTCATAAGTCTGGCACCTGCTGGCCTTACTCTGCTTACATCCCACTTAGGAACCTGTCCGGCATACAGACATGCAATGAGTTCACGTAGTGCCTTACACCAGCCAGCCTTACTGTCGTCAACGACAATGACTGTATTGCTGCTATGAAAGTCTTCATTGACTACAGGTAGCTTATCAACGCTCTCACGCTCAACGCTGAAGCCTACACCTGTACCGCACATCAGGATGTACATAGCCTCATCAAATGAGCGGGGGCTATCTACTGGAATGTAACTACAATTGTAGCTACCTACGTGACAACGATCCAAAGCTGGACCAGCAGTCATCATAGCTCGCATAGAAGGCATGACGCCTAAGTTTAGAACGGAGTCCTCTACCTCAGACAGAATCTTTTTAGCCTTCAGGTAGCCAAATGTATCATAGATATAACTACCTACGTAATCAAAGTATCGGCTGACTGTCTCTTGCCAATCTTCACGGCGTCCTTCTTCTTCCTTCCACCGTGCATAACGGCTGAGTGCAATAAAGTTTTGATAATCTGTAGGTAGCATATTTCCCATACTAATTCCCCGTCTGTGTTGTTTTGAAGCCTACAATTGATAGGCCGTTAATGTCGTAGATGATTTCTGTGAAGGTACGCTCAAGCTCTATGCCGACGTTCTCATCAGATGGCATAGGATATTCTTCAGTGTCAACCTCCACAGTAATCATCATACGAACTTTCATTGTTTTTGTAGTGTCCCAATTAATTTATTCAGATACCACTGTGCCTTCAGTAAGTCTTTCACAGGGTCTTCTGCATGTTTGAATCTGTATCGGCTAACATATTTTAGTATGTTGCCTTTTAGGTATCCTTCAAATTCAGTCATGCCCATAGACTCTTGTAGTAGGTCTATTGTCTCCATACCATTCATATTATAGTGGTCTGGATTATTGATGTCGTCTTTACTCACTTACCAAACCCCACAGAGATTACGTTGCCATTCGTAGTGAAGGCTGGTTTTGTTTTTGTTCCTTCTTCCGGCTGCTGATTCAAGAGGTATTCATTGTCGTCTTTACTTAGTCCATTAATGACTAACTCTCGTGCCATATTATACACCTCTTCATTCTGTTCGTAGAGATGAATGCTGGCAGATACCATATGAAGAACATTCTCCATCTTCTGTTCGTCTTCCGGTGAAAGACCATTGTCATCGTGGATAATTGCTTCTACGTCAATGTCACCGGCCCATCTGCCGTTATCCTCGATAAGAGGTGTGAACTTTAGGTAGAAGCTATTTTCCGTGAAGGAGTCTTTGAAGGTAGTCATTTTCGTTTAGTCCCTTTGAAGTCGATGAAGGATGGTATAGCGTCGTTTGGTTCTTCTGTCAACCAGTCTTCTGGTATGATGCGGTCATAGTACTTAAAACCTTTTTTGGTACACCACTGACCGTAGGTATTTTTTGCACCTTTGTAAAGTTTAGCTTTACTGTTAGTAAAGACAAAACGAATATCCAATTCAGGATGCTGCTTCTTAATCTGTACGTGCTTACGTCTGTCTGGGGATGTGAACAACCCTTTAGTCTCAATTATAATATTGTTATCAAGTACGAAATCGGGGGTATAGGTTCTGTAAGATAAGTCTTCCCATTCGATCTTAACTTTTTCATATCGGTATTTCTGTCCGATAATGTCAAGACTTTCGGCAACCTTTACCTCTAAGCCAGACCTATACCCCTTCTTTCGAGCAGCACGAAACTGCTTTCTATTCATCAGTAAGACCAGAAACTCGAAGCAAACTTATGCGCTGGCCGAAATGAATTGTATCCTAACTTCATCATTTCTTGTTGGATGGCTGCATCTGTTTCTCGTTTAGTTTCCATCAAACTGCGTAGCATTGTAGTTCGCCTTTCATTGTACTCCTTTCGTGCTGCTGATAATTCAGCCTGTAGATTGTCAACTGTTTCTTTCAGTTGTTCCACAGTAAGATCAGCATATAAATCAGTCATTGTATTTCTCCTCAATGTGTACATAGTCCACTTCAGGTGGCTCTTTAGCGGTAGAGGGTATTGATGGTCTTGTGACTAAAGACTTGTAACAATCCCTCTTATAGTCACAGAACTTACACGCTGAATTTAGAACTGTGTTCCCCGTTGGCTTTTTCCTATAGTACTCAGGTACTGCCTCAAAGGATCGTTCAAACTCATTAACGTCTAACTTCTGCACCTTATCTTGTAATGTAGTAATTTCTTCGTCAATGTCAAGTTCATTTGCCTCAACATATTTGAAGTTTCCGTTGGCTTTGTTTACTACCCACCAACCACCAGCTTTTTTATCTAAGCCTTTAGCATAGCCTGCTAGTTGTCCTACGTAGCCAAATGAATCTCCTTTCTTTAAAGTTTGGAAATCAGAGAACTTGTGTGTATAGGACCACGGAGAGGCAGACTTAACATCGTCAACAGCACCGTCGATACTAAGATCAGTTGTACCATTAATGATAGTGCCATCTTCTAATTCAAGTCTGACCTCTTCGCTGTCCGTATACTCTACACCGGCCTCAGTGAGAAGACCTTTAAAGACGGCCTCCACAATATCACCAAACATCATGTTAAGAATAAATGTGGTAGGTAGTGACCGTTCAATGTCGGGTCTGTTTTTCTGATACCAAAGCTGGCAATATGGTCTGCCTATATTAGACATACGTAGTCTAAATGCTTGCTGACCACCCCCGCCGAACTGACGCTCAAGTGCATCACGAACATCTGATACAATTTGTTCGATGGAGGAATGAGACATCGAAGTCTTGCCATCACGTAAATCCGTGAGTAACTTATGTAGTGTCAATTCAGCGGGGTGATTCATTTAAGCAGCCTCCTCAGAGGCCACGTCAATGAACTCGTCCACTAAGTCTTTAGTGGTATCATCAACATCATCTACATTATTCTCGTCCCACTTACTGAGTACGTAGGAATTGTGGTCCTTAATCCAGTCAAGAAAGTTAGTGAAGGTATCTTGATCGGAGTCCAGTAGCTCAATCTTATTTTTAAGATCGAGTGCCACACGAGGTAGATAGAAGCTGTCACCATTTGGTAAGGGCTTTTCTTCAGTTGACAAGACAATGCTGTAGCTCATTGGAAGCTGCTGCATCTTGTACAACTTATTGAAGGGTACATTAACAGAGGTGTAAGCCTCATTGTTATTGACCTCCCAAATAGCGGGGATTGGATCAGGCGTATCCACAGGATTACCTTCAGCGTCGATGGCGTCCTTCACTGTCAATGTACCGAAGATAGCCCGTGTCCTTTTGGTAGCACGGATAACCGACTTCACATTATCAGGAACCTTATTCCAGTCTTCAAAGTACTGACTTGGCTTACCACAGTTGAAGCCGCCATCAGTATCCTTTAATTCTGACTTCAGGTCATTAGCCATCACAGTCTTTCGGAACCTGTTGGGTTTATCCCCATCACCCATAATGAAACGCTTGTAGAATACACGCTGCATGAATGGTCGAAGGGTTACGTTGGAAGAATAGATTTTCTTACCATCCGCAATAGGCTCTTCAATGCGGAAGCTGCCTGCTTCAACGACTTCCACATTAACCTTCTTCCCTTTGATGTCCTGCTTTGCAGAGATAGGCTTGTGTTGCAAAGCAAGACGCATGAGGGAAGAGGTTTTAGTTTCCGCAGATGGAGTACCCATACCTGCAAGCGTTGCAAGTTCTGCGAAGTTAGCTGTGTTTAGATTTGCTAGTTCGTTCATAGTAACTTATTCTCCTGTTAAGGTCCGCAGTTATATCAAAGGACATCTTTGGTGTCAAGCCAATTCGGTCCTATTTTTGCCTCTAAAAGTAAAGGCACGTTGAAGTCGATACCCCACCTCAAGTCGATGAGGCTTTTCAGATTATCGTTTGTATTATCAATCACTTGCAGGGCGTACTCCGTTTCATCTGGGTGTACGTCCAGCACGATTGAGTCATGCACCGTGTTAACAATGCAAGTATTTTTTCCTTTCAGTTGGTTTTCAATGTGGATTAAAGACAGCGGCACAATGTCTGCCGTAGCAAACGACTGCACCGGATAGTTTTTGATCTGTGTGAAGAATGTAGGTGTACCGTTTGCCCGTCTTGTTACGTCAGGAAAAGCAAACTGCCTACCGGAAGGTGTACGTATGTGGCCTTCATTCAGAGCTTCTTTGGCAAGCTCTTTGTGCCATCTGGCAATGCCTGTGTACTTGTCTCCGAAGTGTTCGTAGTACTTAGCCTCTGCTGGTGATCTACCGAAGCCTGTTGCTCCGTAGAGGGGTGCGAATGTATGTGCCTTCGCCTCCTGACGTGTTGTAGGTTGACCCGCATTGCTGATAACCTGCGCTGTGTAGGAATGTACGTCGAAGCCATTCGTTACCTCCTCTATGGCTAGTGTATCTTGTGATAGAAAGGCAGCCACACGGAACTCCAGTTGTGCAAAGTCTGCCTCAAGTATACTACCACCTTCCCAACGAGACACAAAGCATTTCTTCACGGGGAATGTTCCACCGCGAGGCATGTTCTGCATGTTAGGATTGCGACCAGAGAAGCGACCAGTAGAAGTGATTGTTTGTGTAAGCTGTACGTGCAGCATATTGTCTGGCTTTGTGAAGGTGTCGATACCACCAACAAATGAGGACAGATAAGTTTCAACGGCACTCAACCGTATCACCTTATCAATAAACTGTTTAGCTACTTTGTTCTTAGTTTGTACCGCAGTAGCAGCAAGCAGTGTTAGGTCTTGCTTGTTCGTACTGAAGCCACCAGCACTAATCCACTTTGCGTTAGGTGCCTTAAACTTTAGTCCAGCTATTTCATCCGTAGCTGTGTATAGGTAGCCCTCTCCATCACACGTAGGACACTTAGAAGGTTTAGCAAAAGGCTGACCATTCTTCTTCATCTTACGTACCTTACCCGTGCCGTAGCAAGCTTTGCACTGCTTCGCCTTCTTCTTATATATAATCTCAGAGTGCTGCTTAACGCATGAGTTGAAGTCTGTCTTACTCATGTAGTCATCGAAGTTGTCAGCCCAATTCTTTTTGTCGTAGGGCTTACGAGAATAGATTAACCACGATAGCTGTTCAGGGCTGTTGAGATTGAGTGGGTAGTCACCCATAACGTCTCGCGCTATGCCATCCAGTTCATTGATAAGGTCGTTACGTTCTCTGTTGAACTCCTCACGTACCTCACTCAATACGTTTCTGTCAACGGCTATGCCTGTGCGGTTCATACGGGCGAGAGACTGCGTTACCTGATTACTTAGGTTCACTGTCTCAAGTAACGTACCTTTCTCAATAGAGAGTAGACGACGCCTCTGTATGGTAGCCAACTCCTGCGTGGCTTTCAGGTCAGCAATCAGATACTCCGTAAGTTCAGCGTGTGGTATGTCAGCCACACTGTAGCCCTGCTTCAGATAGTTGTGCAGTGTGTCCTGCTTCTTCACTGCAAGATCGTATCGTTCAGAGCAGGCGTCTAGTGATAGGGGAAGTTTCTGACCCTCTTGCAGAACATACTCCGCAACCATTGTATCCCAAATGGCACCATCATATTGAAAGCCAGTCTCCCACAACCACGTCAAGTCATGTACTAGATTGTGACCAATCAGAACAGTACATTGCTGAAGTATGCGGCGTAGTTCCGTAACGTCGTCCGATGGCTTTTCCGAATGGTTGAAGGTGTAGACATTGTGTTCTCCTGTATCAAATAAAACACCAACCATCACTAATGAGTTGGTGGGTTCGTAGGGATCAAGATGAAGCTTGCCGCCTCTCTCTGTGACAGTATTCTCAACGTCGAGAACTACCTTCATGTTTCTCTCCTAATGAATTTTGTCGTCTTCATCATATTGAAGAATTAAATCCCAGAAGTCAATGATGTTTTGATACTACTGACATAAGCACACCATCTCCTCTTGACTGAAGCCAGCACCACTAGTCTGCTGATGCCTAATCAACTTAGTCAAGTTGTATAGCATCTCTACTTGAGGTGACATATTTGTGTGTCTCCTGTTGCTACGTCATATAGGCCATACCTATTTTGATTGATGCTGTAGTACACTTTGTTTAGTCCTGCTGTTTTAATGAAGTGCATACAAACATAACAGGGTCTAGCCATAGCCAACCTACCGTTAGCCATCACCCGACACACATAAAGGTCTAACCCCGCAGCATTCTCAATGCCATATTTAAACAACGCATGTTGTTCAGCATGTAGAAATGGATACTGAGTTAGACCTTTTAATCTGGGATGTGTCTTGTAGCTATTTATCCCAGACGATACGATATGGCGGTCCACCAGAACAGCGCCCAAACGGAAGCGAGTACTGCTACTACCGCCAACCCCTTCAGAAGCGAGTGCAACTGTTCTCGCATGTGAGAAGTATTTACGTACATTTTTCAACTTTCCTTTCTCTCTTTATCATACGGGATCATTTGAGAGCGCATGATATCAAATATCTTTGCCCTCTCCTCAATGTCTGTATGACTACACAATTCCTCCAATATGGACTTGAAGGATACGGACCCCTCAACAGTGGGATCACCATCTCCTATGTATACTATAACGTCGAAGTCTCCCGCAGGATTTAAATCCACGTAAGTTTCGATGTTAATTTTCGATACGCTCTTGCTCATGTACGAACTCCATTATCATTGGAAAGACTTTAGCAATTTCAGTTGCACACTGAGTGGCTAGTACGCGATGCTCCTTCTGAGTGGAAGGGTCAGTACGTAATTCCACGTAGTGAATCCAACTACGTAGTGTACCATTTACATATAGTCTAGTCCGTGTCAAGCCCTCCGGTAGCAATGCTCTTGCTTGCTCTTTGGCTATGTTCATCTTCAATGCCTGATCGTAGAGGCTGAACGTAAGATTTTCTACATCTGTTTGAGCGCGCTTCCACCACGCCTCAGTGGCAACGTCTGTATTAGGTAGGGAGTTTTGCCTATTAACAGCAT